CTTCTGATTCCGTAACAATATTTCTAGTTTTCGCTATCAATCTATCGTACCGAGCAATAGTTGCGTTAACATCGGCAAGCATAGTAAGCAGTTGTAACTGAGCCGCATCATAATGTATCTTGCGCCTATGTCTATTAAACTGTCTATTATGCCTAACTGTCCACAAACTCATCACAGGGTCTTCCTTAAAGTCCTCCATGCTAAGCTCACGTAAAATTCTATCTCGTTGTTCTTCCCACTCTTTCTTAGCAATGAGAAGACGAGTTCGTCTTAAATCTTTTCTCGCTCGTCTTGGGTTTATTCTCCGAACACATACGACGACATCTGAGTCAGAGATTGAGATCCATTTTTCATAAAGGAGAAAAATGACTAAACTTTCCTAAAAAGGAACCCTATGTTTGAACCTCAATTTCGGATAAATAAATTCGTTCTCATAAATAAACTATCTACAGAGAGGAACACGTGTTTAACGCCCCGCCGGGCAACTCTACTCGTCATGGGACTCAAGTCCCATATCAAATATAGAATAGCACAATTGGCTATAAGTAGGTAGAGGATAATCATTGAAAGACCCACCAAATCGTTCCACCATCAATTTCTTCAAAAAGAAAAAGCAACGCTCATACTGGTCGGGACCAGAACAATGGAAAAACAATTCTCTGATAGTTCCCATAAAGGCACCATGCACCTGATGTACTAACGGCACCTCTTGTGAAGGTATAACCCACTGAAGGGTTTTAAAAATAGAATTCATATCCAATGCGGCCACAACTCGACCTGTAGGATGATCTCTAAAAGTACGCTTCAAAAAGGAACAAGATGTAGGTTTTAAGTACTTCTCAAAATCACCTGTCTTGCTAGCTGTCATGTATTCTATTCCAAACTCATCAGCGCAAAAACGCGCATAATACAAATTGTCAAATACACAACCTGAACTCAGATCCACTCTCGCTAGCAAATCGTCCCCATATAATAAAGGACGAACACATGAGAAGAAGTCCAGTTCCCTATTACTGGGATGTGAATAAAATGCATAGATTAACATAATCAAACTTCTAAGTGAATTATCCTCAGCAGTTGCGTACTTCCCAGAGGGCTGCAAACCAGGCTTTTGAAAAACATCCTGGGCCATCATGACCATAGGATAGCAAGAATCAGATAAAAG